GCCGCTCATCGCTTCGCCCCTTGCGCGGCGCACCGCGCCGCATACGCCCAGACTGACGGCGCCTGCTCATACGCCTGCCGAGCGGTCACGCCTACCTCCGCTTGGCGCGTCGCCCGATACCAGACGTTGTTTTTGTTGATCGCGTCCGCGACCACCAGACCGGCCCGCTTCAGATGCAGCAGGTATCTGTTGGCGGCGTTCTTCTGCACGCCCAAGTGGGCGGCCAGGGTTGCCGTCGTCACCGGCTGGTGGTTCATGACGACGTGTAGTGCGTCGCGTTGTCGGGGGGTCACGTTGTCCTCCTATCGGGGCCGCAAGTGTCAGCCCGCCGACTGCCGGCAGTCAACCGGCGCAGAATGACCCCGCAATTCTGTCAACAATAGTCACGGGGCGGCACAAAGTGGCATGATGCGTCGGCGCCGATGCGAGCGCGAACAGGAGTTGACGAATGTACACGACAACCTACGGGCCTGGCGATGAAGCCACGTGGCCCACGTATCCAGCCGGGTATGCCGGCGATCACCCGAACGAGGTGGAAGCCCGAGACCACCTGCTGGCCTGCCCAGCAGACTGGCAACTGTGGTTCTCGGTTGTCTCGACTGCCCGCGAGGGCGCGGCGTTTGACACGGCGAACGTCCGCGAGGAAGACATGGTTTCGGCTCACGCAGACGTTCTGCTGGCATGCCTGTTCGCCGGCACACGGGCGCAGGCTGATGCGGCTCGGTTTGAGCTGCAGAACCGATTCCTGCGAGATAACGAGCACCGGGTGCAGCAGATCGCAGACGCGATGTTCGCCTGCAGCGAGCCTGAGTTCTATGACGATTTCTGAGGAGCGGACATGTTCACCAACATGAGTTTTCACGGCATCGTCGGCGTAGTTGCCACGAAGCGCACCAGTGCCAACGGCCACACCTGGCGGCACATCATCCTGACCGATTCCGAGGGGAACGAGGTCAAGATCGCGCTGTTCCCGGCGGCAGAGGGCAAGCCCGAGCAGATCAGCATCATCGACGAGGAGCGGACGGAATGATCCTCGAAACCGCCACCCAGCGCGACGCCGACTGGTACGCCGCCCGCATCGGCAAGGCCACGGCGTCCCGGTTCAAGGACGCCATTGCCACGAAGAAGCAGACGGAAAAGCAGAAGAAAGACAACGTGCCCGGCGACCCCATGCAAGCGCAACTTGACTACCTGACGGAGCTTGTCGTTGAACGGCTTACCGGCCAGCGTGTCCAGAAATACGTCACCGCTGCCATGCAGTGGGGCGACCACGAGCCCGCAGCGCGTGCGGCCTACGAGCGCGCAACCGGCACCAGCGTCGAGGAAACCGGCTTCGTCGCCCACGACACCCTGCTGGCGGGCTGCTCGCCTGACGGCTTGGTGGACTGGGACGGTCTCATCGAGATCAAGTGTCCGTGGAACACCGCAAACCACATCGAAACGCTGCTGCGTGGCATGCCCGACGAGCACCGCGCGCAGGTACAGGGCCAGATGTGGATCACTGGCCGGCAGTGGTGCGATTTCGTCTCCTACGATCCCCGGATGCCCGTTGAACTGCAGTTGCACATTCAGCGGATCAACCGTGACCCTGGCTTCATTGCCGACCTGGAAGCCAAGGTTACGTCTTTCCTGCAACAGGTCGGCACTCAAGTCGAGGCGCTGCGGCGTCTCGCGGAGCAAAGAAAATGAGCACTGAGAAGCCAAAGCGGCCCTACATCCGCACCGTCAAGGTCTACGTGGTCAGCCACCCCGACCACATGGACCGCCTGATCCGCGCCATCAGCGCAGCCGAGGCGATCCGCTACGCATCGTCGGGCTACGAGGCCAAGCTCGCCACGCAGGACGACATCATCGCCCTGATGGGCGGCGGCACGCCCGTCGAGACGACTGTGGCGGCATCCAACGTCCCCGGTGTGGACGACGACGGCATGCCCGCCAGCCTGACTGACTGAATCCACGGGGCGAAAAACCACCCCATTTCGGAGAGCGCCGATGTCAAACGCATACGCGCCGGTGTTCATGGCTGAAGCCTATGATTTGCTGGTTAAAAGCCTGAAGGATCAACTTGTTGAGGAGAGAAACGAAGAGTGCAAAAAATCAGATATAGAAATGTCCAAACGAGTTGAGATAGAGGAGTTAATTTTTGAATTTGTTTTAAGGCACTGCGGCCGCGCCAAGCTAATTGAGCTTGGCGAGCAAATTGATGAAATGCTTGAAAAGGAATACGGCCGCAGCCAAGGTTATGAAGAGCATGTTGAAACCGTTCAACTACCACAGGAGTAACACCAATGACCGCACTCGTACCCGTCGACCAAATCGAACGCATGGCCGTCAGCGTCGCCCGCTCGGGCCTGTTCGGAGTCAAGACGCCAGACCAGGCGATGGCCTTAATGCTGATCGCCCAGGCCGAGGGCCTGCACCCTGCTATCGCCGCGCGTGACTACCACGTTATTAACGGCCGCCCCGCCCTGCGCGCCGACGCCATGCTGGCCCGCTTCCAAGCTGCGGGCGGCAAAGTCGAATGGGGCGAGTACACCGACACGCGCGTGGTCGGCAAGTTCTCACACCCGTCTGGCGGCAGCGTTGAGATCGCGTGGACCGTCAAGATGGCGCAGGACGCCGGCCTGACGCGCAACCCGACATGGAAGTCCTACCCCCGCCAGATGCTGCGCTCGCGCTGCATCTCTGAGGGAATCCGCACCGTGTTTCCGGGCGTCGTGGTCGGCACCTACACGCCAGAGGAGGTCGGCGACATGGAGCCCCGCGAACCCGTCCGCATGCGCAACATGGGCACTGTGGACGAGGTCGCACCGCCCGCACCGCCCGCACCGCCTGAGCCTCCAGAGGGCCTGATTGACGTTGACGAATTGCTGGAGTCAATTGAGCTTGCCAGCACGCTGGAGGGCCTCGAGATGCTCCGCGCCGACATCCGCCGCATGCCGAAAGGCGACGACCGCAACCGCGTGATCGCCGCAGCCACGCGCCGCGTTGACCAGATCCGCGCCGAGCAGGAGCCCCCTGCCGGCGACCCGCAAATCGTCCAGGCCGAGGAGGGCACCGTATGAGCACCCCAGTGATGACCCAGGCCGAGGCGGCGCTGCACTACCGTCTGCAGGCCGTGCAGGACATGTACGCCGTCGCTGACGACCGAGCCCGCACCGCCCGCGAGCACATCGACCGCCTGCTGGTGGCGATCTACGAACTGTCGTTCCCGCTGCTGGGCCACCCGGAGCACGGCAAGGCCGCCGGCAAGGCGCACGACATCGCCGCTGACATCGAGGACTGGTGGTTTGCCGAGGAGAACACCGATGACGACGAATGACACCCTGCTGACCGAGCAGGAACTCGCCGAGCGATGGCGTGTGGCCAAGCGCACCGTGCGCCACTGGCGCGCCAATCAGCGCGGGCCGGCGTTCATCCGGCTCGGCCGCACCCAGCAGGGGCGCGTGATGTACCGGCTTGTCGATGTGCTGGCCTATGAGGCTCGGCAGAGGAAGGAGGAAGCGGAATGAACACCCTACGAGAAGCCGCCCTCGTCGCCGCAGCCCAACGCGAGAAAGTCGCCCACTGGATGCGCAGCATGGGCTACGCCACCGGCCACGGTGACACGATAGAGGATCTGCTGGACCACCTTGGCACGCAGATTGCCGAGCGGCTGCTGATGGAGCGCACCGCCTGTGCCGACATCTGCGACCAGCACGCAAGCATCGAGGGCATCGCGCAGCAGTGTGCTGCGGAGATCCGGGCAAGGAGCAAGATATGACTGACAACGAAATCGCCACCCTGATGAACGAAACCGCAGGCCAGCACTGGGGCAACGAGGCGCACTTTCAGCGGTTCGCTGTTGCGCTTGAAAAACGTTTTGAGGCGGCGACGAGGTTTGTGATCAAGATGGCAATGGAAGCAGAGCGCGAGAACGGCGCAGCCGCCGAACGCCAGCGCTGCGCCATGGTTGCCCGCCAGTGGGACGTAGACTGCCCGAACACAAACTGCGGCGGGTGCATTGCCCGTCTTATTGAAGGAAAAAACCCATGAAACCCAGCCACCTCACCACCCCACGCACGCTGGCTGACTGCACATTCACCACGGGCTACAGCATCGCAGAGCCGCGTTCGCGTTACGTTCCAGCGCCCGCAGTTATCATCGCGTGCATTGCACTGGGAGCCCTGCTGTGGACATTGCTCTGACTATGGACATCATCGTCTGCGCCGTGCTGGCCGCTGTCGGCGTGTTGCTATTCTGGCCGCAGCTATGAGCCGCCTTCCCACCGGCTGCGACCAGCAAGGTCGCTATCCCGAGGCTGCCGAGGCGGCGACCGAAATCGGCGCTGACGACTTCGACGACGCGGCCCAGTTCATCATCTGGCACCTCGTCATTGCCATCGTGATCGTCGGCGCTATCGCCGGGGCTGCGGCGCTGCTATAGCGTCATAGGCCCGCTCGCAGGCAGTGCCGGCAGCACCGCGGGCGTCGGCTACGGCAGCAAGCTCTGCAGCCGCTTGCGCAACCCCTCGGAGCAAGTTGGTGAGCACCACTCCGGGGTCTGGGGTTGCCTGGCCTCCGAAGGAAGGGTCGGCACGGTCGCGCTGGGGATTGGCGCACTGGGCGGCGATGATTTCGGCACGGCGCTGCAGGCTGTCAGCAGCACTGCGAGCGCGGGCAGCATCAGCCGACGCAGCGCGAATTCGGTTCTGGGCATCGGTCTGCACCTCCGTGTGCTGGGCTCGCCAGCGGGCTTCCAGGGCTCGCGCGGCTTCGCTGGCGGCAAGGGCCTCGGCCGTCAGTTTCTCGCGCTCCTGAGCCCGTTCTGCGCGTTCTCGGGCCAGTGTGGTTTGCAAGCCGCGTGCCTCATACGCCAGCACTGCTGTCAGCACCAGCAGGCCGGCGCATGCCACTGCCAGAGCGTAGGCTACAGCGCGGTAGATCATTGGCCCAGACACTGCCGGTTCTCAGCCTGCCGGCGCAGGGTCAGACCGCGCAGTGGCTCACCGCGGAAGCGATCCCAGCGCAGGATCTCAGCGCACGCCCCGGCGTAGTCGCCCGCGTTCAGCCGGCGCACCAGCGTCGAGCCGCAGAACGCCCCCGGCCCGATGTTGTACGCCAGGCTCAGGAAGGCGTCGTATTCGTGCTGATGCAGCGGCACCCGCACGCACTGCCGCAAGGCGCCTTCGAATTTCTGCACATCGGCCAGCTTGCGCACCAGCGCCTGCACAGGCTCGATGCGGTCGCCGGGTTTCACGCCGGCAGTGGTGCCGAATCCGAGGGTCGGCTTGTCGCCCTTAACCGGGATGTACGCCTCGCCACGGTAGCCCTCATGGACGGCGATGCCGACCAGCGCAGACGCTGAGAGCGTCAGGGCGCCGATGACGATGCGGGCTTTCATTCGGCGTCAGGCCCGCCCCGAAAGTGCATCCTGCCCCAGCGATACAGCAGGAAACCGATCTGGAGCACCAGATAGATCAGCGTGACCCACAGCACCAAGTCATTGACGGGCATGCCGGCAATAGTCGCGCCAGCGACGGCGACTGGCGGCGAGGCCTTGGCGGCTTCAGTGGCGATGTCGGCTTTCTGTTGCATCGTCAGGCTCATGTCAATCGCTCGTCGGTTTCTGCAGCGCGTGCCTCGCGCTCCATCGGATGATCGGCGTACCCGTGGCGGACGAGGCCCCACAAGTACGTAACATAGTATCGCAGCAAACCCATGCGCCGGTACTGCCGCCAGTGCTGCTGTTCATGCCGGATCAGGCGCTGGCTGTGCAGGTGCTCGGCCAAGATGAAGATCCCGAACGGCGCCAGCGCCACGCCTGCGAAGCCGAAGCGGCGCAGGATCCAGGCGATGATGTGGCGGGCTGGTTTGGGGGTCATGGGGCGAGGGCGTTGACGGGCGCTGGCGCTAGATTGTTCCGCTGCGAGGCCGGCGATACGATGGCGGTCTGAGCCGCTGCGCGCGTTACTGCGCCAGCGCCTCTCTGCAGCTTCTCCGCGCCGGCCGCACGAATCTGCGCCCGTTCCAGCGCAGCAATGGCGGCAGTCGGGTTCTCGATCATCAGGGCATACAGTTCTCCTGCGGCCTTGCGGTTGATCCTATCTTCAAGTCGCACCCATGTGTTGCGGGCAAAGGTCATTGCGCGATTCAACAGATTCGGGAACTGGCGGGCGCTTCCAGCGCCCTCGCGCGCAGCTTCAGTAGCAAGTTCGCCAACATCAGGCGCGGCTGCCTTCTGACCGAATTGCGCCGTAGCGGCGGTTCTCTGTGCGCGCTCCAAGTCTCTTGCTACTAGCGTTAGGTCAGTCAACTGCTGCGGCGTAAAATTCTGCGTTCGGGTGAAAACCACGCCTTCAACGTTTTTGCCAAACGCTTTAAGCGCCGACTGTTGCTTTGCCACTTCCTCTGCAAACTGAGACTGACGCATCAGATTGTCAAAGGCGCCGCGGCCAAGCGCCTCTCGCAGAGTGTCAGCATTCTTGGTCAAAAACGCCACGGAATCCTTGGGTTCGCCGGCACGCAGGCCCGCTGTGGCGCGATCCGAAAATTCTGCCAGCACGGCGTTTTTGGCGGCCGGACTGAGTTGACCTTGCAACAATTTAAAGTTGCGCGGATTCTGCAAGCCAAAGTCAACTAGTTCGTTAGCCGTGCGACCAACCAGTTTTCCGCCGGCATCCTTCACTCTAGCGGCCTCATCGGAAAGGCTGACAGCGGCCTGCTGGACTTGCTCCAGTCGTTGCTTCAGTCCACCGCCGATTGCATCAAGCTGCCGAGCGTTGTCCTGCAAGAACCTTGCGGCAGCTTCTGGCTTGACCATCTTGGTGGTCGGATCAACCACACTGCGGCGGAACAGGTCTTCGACGCCCTTTGCCAGCGACTCGCGCGTCTCTGGCGATCTGCCGATAGCGGCCAAAATGTCTCTTGCGCCAGTTTCGCTACGCAACACGGTTTGCGCCATCGACTCGTCGCCCAACAGCGCAACGTTGGATGCGCCCTCGCGGAACATCTTGCTAGCGGTGCCCGTGTAGAAACGCTCGGCTACTTGCGTGGCATGAGCTTGTTTAGCCGCGGCATACGCAGCTTTGGCCTCGTCACTCAACTTACTGCTGGCAATGGCTTCATCCAGCGCGCTGCGCATCTTGTTGATGTTTGCGCGAGCAATGTTGGAAGCGGCATCCGTAGAGCCTTTCAGCGCCGCATAGTCGATGTTCAGCGCCTTGCCAAGCGCAGATGCTTGTTCAAGCGTGACCATTGGAGGCAAGTCTGGCTGCGCCACCTGCCTCATTCTGCTGGTGACTTTGCCCGCGCCGACCGGAGCGGCGGGCGCGGTTTTTGGCCCATACAGTTCAAGCACTTTTGCCGTCTCCGGCGCAAGACCTTTGAATTCAATGATTGGCTGGTCACGCAAGATGCCGGCACGCTCAACAACCTTTTGAAACGGAATGCTTGCATCAGTGCCGGCGAGCTTGAACGCCTCGTTGTACTGCTGCGTCACGCGTGATCTTGCGGACTCCAACTCCTTGGCGGCCGCCGCACTCAGTTTGCCGCCAACCTCAAGTTGCGACACATCCGCAAGGCCACCAGACAGCGCGCGCTGTGCCACATCCACTTCTTGTTGCGCACGCGCCAAGTTCTGCGCCACATCCCTGCGGGCATATTCAAGCGTAACGCGAGCCTCTGGTCGCAGCGCAGCGGTTTGTTGTTGAAGCTGTTGGTTGATGCGGTCCAGCTGTCCTTGCAACGCTCCAACGCGGCGCTCGGCAAACTCAAGCGCGCGCCGGTTCAAATCAGGCGTGTTGCCTGCCAACCGCGACTCCATAGCGGCCACGGTTGGATTGCGGATGCCGCCTTCAACCAGACGTTCGGCCATAGTGGCTTGGAAGCCTGGCGTGGTTTCCAGAGCCTGAGTAGCTCGCAGCGCGTTGATTGCCTCTTGCGATTGACCGCCCAACGCGCCAAGCAGTGCGTTTTCTGCGGCGATGCCAGGACGCATCAGCGGTTCAATGCCGGCCCGGTACACGGCGCCACCGGCAGCGCCAATAGGCCCAAGAACTGCCGGCAGCGCAGCGCCAATTCCAGCGCCCGTAGCCGCTTCGTCTGGACTGACTAGGCCAGCGCTGATACCGCCAGTTGTGGCGCCCGCGCCTACACGCGCAACAGCGCCGCTGGGCAAGGTTGCCGCACCAGTACGGCCCAATCCGCCGCTTTGCAGTGCAGCTACAACTGGAGTTCCAGCGCCACCCGCGCGCGCCCCTGTCGCAAGCGCGGGCCCGACGCCAAGCGTACCGGCGACTTCGCCGCCAATCTTGCCGCTTTGGAATGCAAAGGACTCTGGCTCTGCGCCAAGCAGTTGCAATCCAGCAGACACTTGCCGGCCTCGCTCTTGAATACGAGGAACTATGGTCCGCAAAGGTTGGCCACCAAGTTCTTCGGGGCCAGTTCTTGCAAGTTCTGTGAGCGTCGATCCGATAGACGCCGCGCCGCGAACGCCGCCTGCGGCAACGTTCCCCAGCGTTTGGGCCACACGCCTTCCAAACGGAACCTCGTCGGGTTGTGCCGGCGGCGCCACAAGCGGCCCAGCTCCCGGAATCTGCCCAGGCGGCGCGGAGGGTCGCGCACCTTGGCCGGCAAGCGAACGTGCATAGCCAACCAGTTCTTCGTTGGACAGCGGGCGATCTGACTCAACGTCAAACGTCTTGCCGCCGACTTCCAGCGTGTACTTGGGCATGACTACGGCCTTTCGGTGACAAACACGCCAGGTGCAACTTCACGCCGAACGCCGGTTGCGGGCGATCTGCTGGGTGCTGGTGCCGGTGACCTGCCGGGGGCCGCAGCGGGTGCAAGTGCGGGCGCGGGAGCGGGCGCAGCACCACCTCTGCTGGCGGCGCGTTCGCGCTCTATCTGATTTCTGACGCTGCCCAGAACGGCGTCCATTTGCCCCAGCGTCTCGCGCACAGTTTCAATGGATTGCTGCGGGTTGGTTAGCGCATTCAGCCACGTTTGCAATTCCACGTTGCTGTTCATCTGGGCGGCGGTTGCGCCCGTGGCGTTTTTCACATGGTTCAGAATGCGCAGTCGAGCGTTGGAGATGTTGTCTCGCAGCGTTTGCGCCTCGGTCCCGAGAAACCGCTCTGCCGTCTGACCAACGCCAGTTGCCCGAGCCGCCGCGGCCACGTTGGCCGCTGCCGCCCTACTGGGGCTGGTCATGGCGCCCATGCGGTTCAAACCCTCGTAATAGCCCAGCACGGTGTTGAGTTCTTGGCTCAACATGTCTCTGGCGCTGCGCTGACCTTCCGCACGCGCCTGTTGTGCCGGCGTACCCTCTGGTCCGGGCGGGGGCGCTCGGCGGGCTTCTGCCTGACGGCGAATTGTTTCGGGATCTGCGGGGCCGCCGGGGATGGGCCTTACCGTGCCATCTGGGCCAACCTCAAACCCTCTTGCCTGCAAATAGCGCGAACGCCCATCTGCTTGCGTAGCCGGCGCAGCACTTGGCGCTGCCCCGAAAGCCGCACCAGCCATCAGCGCATTCTGAGCCACGTTGGAGGCAACTCGCTCACCGGTGGTCGGATCCACAAGAATATCGCCACGCCGCAGGACTTGCGGTTGCGGCGCGACGTCTGGAGCCGCTGGGGGCGGTTCAAACCCCTGCCCAGGCACATACACATTCTTACCAACCGCAAACGGCTGGGGCCTCACCACGTAGTTGCCAAGTTCCTTGGCTAGTCCAAGGCCCTTTTGCCCCGCACCAGCCAGCTCGGCCATTCCTTCCGGCGTGAGATTGGAGGTAAGCCCACCATACTGCCGGCGGAATTGCTTGTCCTGCAAATCAGCCATCTGCAGTTGCGCGCCCTTTTGCATCAGGTCTTGATCGCCAGAATTGATTAGCGCTTGAGCGTACTTGCCAAGATCCTCGTCTTGAATAGCTCGGCGCATTTCATCCAACGCTGCACTGCGCTGCATCATGCGCTGCATTTCTTGTTGCTGCGTCTGTTGCTGCTGCTGCACCCCCCGCAGCGCATTGATACCAGGCGCAATCCGCGACAACGTCTGCAATTGCGACTCAGGCGCAAACTGCATCGGCTGCCGTTGGCCGGCCATCAGGGGCAATCGGGTGTCAAGTTGCATGATTTCAGCCCCCAACAATGGTGCGCCCGAAGATGTCTCGGACGAGGCGTTCTTCTTGCTGCCGGTTCAGATAGTTCTGGAACGAGTTCAGCGCCCCGCCGATGGCCCCAGTGTAAGCCGAGGCGCGGCCCATCCGCCCCGCCGCCAGCGCGTTGGCCTCTTGGCCCATGATGTTGCCGGCAGAGGTGCCGAATCCGGACGCCGCGTTGCCCATTTGCGTGCCGGCAGTCTGCCCCAGCCCTGCGATGTTTGCCAGCCGGTTGTACGCGTTGCCGTACTCCTGCGACGCCGTATCCTGCGCAAACCGCTGACCGGCTTTCAACGCACCGCCTGACAGGAAGTTCCCCCGCGAAGCCTGCATGCGCTCCAGCGCCTTCAGCCCCTCGCCCAGACGGAACCCGTAGCCCGGGTCCATCTCCAGCATCTGTTGCTGCGAGCCCGGGCCGCCGAGGCCCATCGCACCGGACAGGCGTTCCAGCGCTTTCGTGCCGGCAGTGCGGTACGGTTCCAGCAGGCTTTTCTGGTACTCAAACATCTCCCGCTGCAAGGCAAGAGCGTTTGCCGCAGCATCGGCTTGCGTTTGCGCCGCCTTCTCTGCGGCGTTGGCTTCCAGCACGCCGCCGACGACGCTGCCGACTCCGCCCACGACAGCCTGGCCGACAGGGCTGGTGACGAGTTGAACGGCTTTGTCGAGGAGGCTGCCGCCAGCGCCCGTTACCGTAGACGCAATGTCTGCGGCTGTTTTGCTGCCGGTAGCCCCGAGGACCGTGTCGTAGGCCGACGTTTGGGCGCCGGTCATCCCAGCCCCGTATCCTTCCGAGCCGTACAGCGCCGCTTTGGTGGCGGAATCCATGCCGGCGCCTGTTGCGCCGGTTGTTGCGCCAGTAGCAGCGCCGGTTGCAACGGTCGGAACAGCAGCGCCGCTTCCAGTTGCTGCCCCGGTTGCGCCGGTAGCGGCAATGTCTGCAGCACTTTTTGCCGTGCTGACACCGGCGCCAAGATTCAAAGCGTTTATGCCCGCGTCAACACCCATGCCGGCAGCAAAACTGGCATCTGCCGGAATGCCCGCCAGATCAGCAATCGTGCCCACCGAAGGGGGCGTTGACGTAATCGCCGCAGTGGGGTCAGCCAACGTGCCGAACTCAAACGTTGGCGCCGTGACAGAGCCAAGTGACGGCGGCAATTCAGTCAACGGCGTCACCGACGGCGAGCCGGTCGGCAACGGAGTCATTGACGATGGCGGCGTTGTGAAAACATCCAACTCGGCCAAATTCGTCGGAGACAAAGACCCAGCTTGCCCCAGCACATCTGACGGCAGACTTGCTAAGTCCGCGGCCGACAGCGCGCCACCGCCGATTGACTCAAAAGGCAATACCGCTCCGGTCCCAACGATTGCAGGATTAAACGCCCCCGATGCTAGGGCAGACGCATTAACACCATACCCTGCGGTGCCAAGACCGGCCTCAATCGCGGCAGGTGTCAATGCATTTATGGCACCTGCGCCCGCCCCCGCACCAGCCCCGGCGCCGCCCAGCAACGAATTGATGCCCGCGCCAAGACCGGCCAACCCGAGGCCGGCGCCCCAGATGTTGATCAAGGGCTTGATCATGTCGCCGAGATCGGAGCCGGCGATCTTGATGTCTTCGACGTTGCCTTCTGGGGTTACCAGACCGTAGTACGTGTTGAATGTGCGCCGGTCTGGGTGTTTTTGACGAAGGTCGTAGCCTGCGGCCCGAAGTTTGTCAATCGCCGCCATCGCTTCCGGCGAATAACCAAGCTCATACCTTGGTTGCAAATCTCCGTTTTCGTCAAGCGCCTGCCCAACTAGATTGGCCTTGTAAATTCCACTGCTGTCGTTTGCCATAGAGGCGGTGATTGGGTCAATCGGGCCTCCTTTAAAGCCAATTGACTTCAGCACCTGCTCCCACGGGCCGCTGTACTTTTTTTGTTCTGGCGTCAATCCCCATCCGCCCCAGCGGGGGTCATTCCAGCCCCAATACTGCTCCATGCCGGCAGGCGCCGGGGACCAAAGCGGGCTCGAAGTGACCGGCGTTATTTGCGGGCCGTAATCGGTTGGCGACATTTCCATGATTTACCTCACCCAATCCGCCAGTTGGTGCCGTCGCTGTACACGGGGACTCCGTTCGCCCCGCCTGCGGCTACGATAGACGCAAACGTCGTCGCGTTGGCATCGGTGACAAACGCCCGCGCACCCGCCCCGGCAGTAGCCGCTGCCGGCAGTGTAGCCACCGTCAGCGTGCCGTGGTTGAAGTACTTCACGCTGAACGTCAGCGTTAGGCCAGGTATGCGGAACGACGTTACGCTGCTGTTGCCGATGGTCACCTCGTTGCTGACGGTGGCGCTGGAGGGGTCGGCGTCGTAGCCGATGACTGTGTTGTTTGACCCCGTGGTCAGCCCATTGCCGGCAGCGTAGCCCACGGCGGTGTTGTTCGACCCCGTGGTCAACAGCAGCGCGTCAGCGCCCACGCCCGTATTGCCGCCGTTGGTGGTGGCGGCCTGGATGGCCCGGTATCCCAAGCCCGTGCTGTAGCTGCTAGTGCTGACGGCCGACAGCGCGTCGTAGCCTACGGCGGTGTTGTAGTCCCCGCCCGTGTTGGCATCCAGCGCCTGCGAGCCAACGGCGACGTTCTGCACGCCATCGGTGTTGCTGGTCAGCGCGTTGTAACCGACCGCCGTGTTGTTCGACCCCGTGGTGTTGGTGTCCAGCGCCGTGTCGCCCACGGCGATGTTGGTGGCGACGCCGCTGCCACCCAAGCCGACGGCGACGCCGACTTCCTTGGACAGATCAAACGACGCAAAGATGTTGTCGTCGGTCTTGATCAACGTGCCCAGCGAGGTCTGCAGCACAAACTTGTACGAGTTGCCGGCCGTCAGCCAGATTTGCGCGGGCGTCCTGCCGGCGCTGTCCAACACGATGGGGTTGGCGTTGGCCGTGCCGCCAGACGAACTGGTGTACGTTGCAATCGGCGTGGTCGTGCCGGCAGCGTAGGTGTAGATCAGCCCGCCGTTCAGCGGGTCGCCGTTGTTGTCGAAGAACTGGGCGCCTGCGCCTGCGTATTGGGAGAGGACGACTGCCATCAGGGCCTCACTGTTGAATCTGGGTGACGGTGACGATCACGGCGGCCGCAGCAGGCGCGTAGGCCGTGGCGGCAGCAGCGGTGAGCGACAGCGCGGTGTCTGAGACGGCCCACATGAGTTCCACGTAATCGTTGGCCTGCAGTGAGAAAAACTCCGACACCGTGATTGTCGCAAAACCACCGTTGCTGTCCAGCGATGAGATCGCCGTGCTGTTGGAGTAGTCCGTAGTCCCGTTGCGGCGAAACCAGACGCGAGCGTTTTTGGACGACGAATTGGTCGAGGTGAACTGATACCGCACCGTCAACTGGTACAAACCCGACTGCGGCACCTTGAGGCGCGTCAGCGGCGAACCTTCCAACGTCACACCTTCGGCAATCTGCGTGGCGTCCAGCGCGATTGCATATGCCGTGTTGATCACCGCTGCCGTCAGGTTAGTCGTGCGCGTGAACTCTCCGTAGTACTTCTGCTGCTCAATGGTGGGCCGCACAAAAATCTCGCCCGCCGTTGCGCTGTCCACCAGCACTGCCGCTATGGGTATCACGTTGTCCGGCGCGGTGGGCTTTGATGCCGTGAACCCGCCGGCCACCGTCGGGCTGGCGTACAGAACGTCGCCCACGCTGAACGCACTGGTGTCGATGCCGCTGACGCTGCCCCACACGCAGCACAGACCCGTAGCGCCACTGTCGGGCAGTTCCTCGGCCATGACGCCCAAGATGTACAGCGACGGCGACGAGCCGTCAGCCAGGTACGGAGCCACGCTCAGGCGGTTGTTGGCCCCCACGCCAACGAAGCCGACCACGGAGCCCTTGGGGATCGTCGAGCCCGTCGTGTTCTCGACGATGGTGTACTGGAACAGCGCGGAATTCTCCGTCGCGTTCTGCAGCAGTTGGAAGAACCGAAACCACGCCCGCGTGGCCAGCGCGCCCTGATTTACCACAGGGTCGCGCTGAGACGGGACGCGCGGTGCAAGCTCCACGTTATGCGCTCGTCGGGGTGGCGGAAAGCTCCGCACCCATGATGGCGATCTTTACCGGATCACTGCCGCTGATCTCGTATACCCGATCCCGTAGCTTGGTCGTCATGCCCAGACGGCGCCAGATGACACGCTTGCCATACTCGCCAGCGCGGCCCATTCTGGTCCAGTGCTCGTTACTCCAAGTGTGGCCGCCGTCGTCGGACCACCGCAGCATGACCTGCGGGTCAGCGCCGTCAGTAAGCGAAATGAGCGAACTCACCAACTGTTGGCCACCCTCAGTAGTGAGGTTGAAGCTGTTTTCCGTCAGTAGGAAAAACGTGTCCACCGTGCCGGCGCCGACACCGGACTCGCAATCCAATTGCAGCGTGTGGTGCGCCGTGCGTTTCAGCGTGTTTTGCCCTGTCGGCAGCGCACGCCACGACCGCAGCCAACGCTGAGCTTGGCCGTTGTCGTTGTACGTGTCTTGACTGAAGGCGTAGATGAACCCGCTCTCCCAGTCGCCCACCAGCACCTGACCGTTGAAGTTGGCTTGACAGTTGCTGCGGTGCCGGCGGTACTGCACGCCGTCCCAGTACGCCCGCTCATGCCACAGGCCGGTGGAAACGTCAAACACCCACGTAGCCTGCGCGGTCGGGAACACCAGCACGTAGAACGAATGACCGTCCTGCTGGTACGAGTAACCGATAGCGTCGTTTAGCACGCCGTACTGCTGAATCTGCCACTCAATGGCGTGCGTGCTGACGCGCTGGGCGTTGTAGCCCTGGTTGCGGTACACGATGCCGTTGCCGCGGGCGTCAGAGCCCAGCCAGAACACGGCGTTGTCCAGCTTGGCCACGCTGTACGGCGCAAGGCATCCGGTTTCCATGAACGCGCCATCGATGCGCGCCAACGGGAAGTCAGCTAGGCCGGCGTTGTACCAGACCTCAACGGTGTTGTTGCCAAACAGCCAGACCTCGCGGTGGTCAACCATCAGCGACACGATGTTGTCGGGATTGCCCTCAGCGCTGGCAAAGTCCAGCGGGTCAATGGCGGTGCCGTCAAGCAGCGAAGTCACCCACACACGCTGACTGTTAGGTTCGTTGAAGACGAAGTAGCTGTCCAGATACCCCACGCTCACCGCGCCCGGGAAGTCGGGATCCGTGACCTGCGCGAATACACCCGTGTTGGCGTTGTAGATGAACGCGTCGGGGTTGCAAGCCACGAACAGTTGCACGCCGTTGTCGGCCATGCTCACCGGCCCGCTGCCGTTGATCAGCCCCAGTTCCGTGATGGCGTAGTTGCCGTCCACGCGGTACAGCTTGCCGCCAGAGGCAACGTACAGGAAGTCGCCGAATTTCCACACCCCCCGAATCGGGCCGGTACCGACAATAGCCGTCAGTTCCAGCCCCGGGCACCGCTGCAAAAATGAGGGTTCTTTGCCGCCCTCGGGTACCACCTCGGGAAACAGGTTGATACACCTGTTTGCCGCAGCATTGACGCTGCGGGCGACGTAAGCGGCTCCGAGGATGGGGGTTTTCATGTCACGCCAGCGTCAACGACACGCTCCGCGTCACGCCGTCAGTGCCGCGCACCACGATCTTGAGACTGGTGTTGCTGGTAAGTTCAAACGACATTGTGCTGTTGGCGGACAGCGTGGGAGCGGTGCTGTTGACGGTGGTAATTAGATTGCCGAATTCGTCGAGACGCATGCGTTCGGTACTTGCCGTATAAAAACCAATGTTTGCCGTGCCACTAAGACCAGAAATGATTCTGTTGGTGCCTGCGCCGGTCAAAAAATCAATTCCCGCCACTCCGCTGCCGCCTTGGATGGTGGCAAAAGCATTCGCCGAGCTATTTAGGTGAAGTATGCTTGCAGGCGAACTCGTCCCAATCCCAAGGTTGCCGGAGGCATCCAGCCTCATCCCCTCCGCGCCGTTTGTACTCCACGCCAGCGTGTTTGTCGCCGGCAGGTACATGCCGTTGCCCGTGGCCGTACCACCAGTGGGCACCAGTTTTGCGGCGGTGACGTTGCCGGTGGTGGTTAGCAACGCAGCTTGAGTGGCTTGTTTGGTCGTTCCTCCTTGCACCAGCGGCACAGAGTCAACAACGTCAACGGACGTTGCAACCGGCAGTTCAGAGATCTTTACGTTTGCCATGATTACGGCGTCCCGGCGTAGATGTTGAACCGCTGCTGACGGCGGTTGATCAGGTTGTACGGCAGGCTCATGATGTCGTCAGCGAAGTTGATCCGCTTCAGATCGCGCTTGGACGCCATCGCAATCCGCTGCACCGTCGGCGGCGGCTCAACGCCGAACTCGGCTGCAATCTCGCAGGCCAGGTTGTACTTGAAGCACCGCAGGTAGCCAGGCGGAAACGACAGCACCGTGTTCAGCGTGGCGGGCTGCGACAGTTCCTGCACCGAAACGAGGTGAAACTCCAGTTCCCGCGTGGGCACTGGGTACACCGTCATGGTGATGTTCGGCATCGTCATGTTCACCCACATGCTCTGCGGGTAAGTCGACGTCACCGTCTTCAGCGCAATACCGTTGTACTGCTGCTGGTTGATGAACATCAGGCCGTAGCTGATGCCCGTCGTCGGATCGCGGAAATAGCAGGAATCGTCCAGCAGCACCGGGCGATTGCCGACGAAGTTGCCGCTGGGGCCGAGCGTGCGCTCGTAGACGTTTGCCGGCCAGTTGAACACCTGGTCTTGCGTGGAGAACACCGACAGGCGTTCGATGCTCCACGAATCCAGCATCTGGTTCAACGCTGCCAGCGCGTCCTGCGCTGTTTCGGCCGATGGGGTTTCGCCCTCGGCCAGTTGACCGATCAGCCGCAGCGCGGCATAGATTTGGTCACCGGCTGTCGTGGACATGCTCGGGCTCCTTGCGACGGCGCCTTCCGAGCATGTGGTTCATGGGGACAACGGCGTCATCCCCGGGCTCGTCGGGCTCACCCGGAGTATACCGCTGCCAACCGTTTTGTTCGTCGTATTCTGCCTCGGCCTCTATCGTGGCAATTTTCTGGCCGTGGCGGGGATGCTCAAGGTAGATCAGGGGCACAGGTCGCCTCCAGGTTGCTGGCGCAGGTACATGTGGAAGTTGCCCGGGAACGACTTGTCCGCGCTGTGGTGGTCAAGCTGCAGGTCCGGCACCAGCCAGGCTTCCTCGCCCATTTCCTCCCAGCGCCGGCAGAAGGCGTAGTCCTCGCCCCACCACAGGCCCTTGTGCGCGCCGTGGTTGAACAGATCCACGCTCAGGCGGTATTTCTCGCCGTAGCACAGATCCGGGTAGAAGGTCATAAAACGGTCCACAGCGGCCGCAGTGACCTTGAAAAACCCCGCGGGCAAGAGTCGCGCTTTAATCGCGCCATCGGCCCGTACAACTGGCGTGCCGGCAGGCGTGCTGTGGATGGTGCCCATGTAGGACACCTCGTCAGCTTTGAACCGATAGGTGCCGCCAACAACGTCACCCGGGGTTTCAATGAGCGTAAGCAGATCGGCTGGCCGCCAAGACAGGTCGTGGTCGATGAAGACGATCACGTCCGCCTTGGCATCCAACGCTTTGCGCAGCATGGTTGCCCGTGCCGCGCTGATGTACGGGTTGCCTACCTCGTTGACCATACCCTCGTCCCAACCCGCGGATTTGATGAGGGGGATGGACGCCTCCAGACTGTCTAGACACTGCTGGTACGGGCGTTTGATGGTCGGAACGCAGAAGACAACCTTGGCCATGTGTCAGTGACGGCTTACGCCGCGCCCTTCCACAG